ATCGTCTTGGTTTTCTTCTCCTGATACTGCCTTTGTGTTCATCTTCTGACCCCATCAAACTCACCCATTAGAACGGCTGGGTGGATGCCGTTTATCACATTCTCGCGCTTTTTCGTTCATCTTACAACTGGCTGAACGATCTGGCCTTGCAAAATTTGTTGCACTGCCTCTGCATTTGTGAGCGCCATGTTCTGCGCAGTCTCGTCGACCTTGCCCAAAGTCTCAAGCGTTTGAGCGCGTTTGAGTTCTGCGCTGGCCACGGTTTCGACGGTGTCGGCTCTGGCTTTGGCTGCCTTGGCAGTTTCATTCTCAGCTGCGGCTTGCAGGTACATGGCATTCGGGTCTTGCGGCTTGCCCTGCATTTCGGCCATGAGTTCTTCGGCTTCCATGTCAGTTGGCTTGACCACGCCCATACGCAGGAGCTTCTTGCGGAAGTAGGCATTGGCATCGCTGATGCCCTCGCCTTCCATGTTCATCATGGCCATTGCGGTGAGCACCTGAGCTGTCTCTGGGTCTTGGGTGATCTGGAGCATGCCGGTCAAAGCGCGAACAGTTGCTTGGCGCTTAGTGCTGCTCGATGGTCCAACATCTGCAATCACATCAAATGTGGCACTTGTCAGGTCGTTTTCCATGACCATCTCGCCAGTTTCCTGATCAATGTTTGGCTGCATTAGCTCGACCATGCCAGCTTCGCCAGTTGGTGCGATCGTCTTCATCTTGCGCTTGTCCTCGATGTAGATGTCCTTGGCCATCGACAGCCAGATTTCACCGCATCGCTTCATGCCCTTGGCAAAGTTGCTCATGTAAATGAAGGCTTGGCCATCGACTCGAGCCTGAATCATCTCAACGGCCTTGCCTGAGATGTTGCTCACCATCTTGTCGGCACCTGCTGGGTTGCCCAAAATGTCCTGCATGTCGGTCTCGGTGATCTGCAAGAGCGCTGCCATTGCCGGTGGTATGGCTGCCGATCTGGTGTAGGCCACCGGACCGCTGACTGCCTGGTTACCGTTCTGGTCTGTGATCGGGTTGATCAGCAGGTACGGATAGTCCTTGAGGTTATCCTCGGCCCACATGACTTGGTGGCCAGCGACCTGCTCAGGCGTGAGGATTGGCTTCTCGACAGACGACAAGGCGCTGATCTCACCCAGCTTGGACAGTTGCATGTTCTTGAGGCGCTGGGCATCCTTGGCCAGGCGCACATGGCCCATGCATCGCTCGATGTTGTCGACAAACCAGCGCTTGCCGTAGACGACCACGATTGGGATGCACTTGCCTGCGATGTAACCTGCGTCTTCGAGCACCTTGCCGCCTGACATGATGTACTTGTGCACGCGCTTGGTCTTGATCCTGCGCTGGCGCACTTCGACTGTGCCGATGGCTGCTAGAGTTTCCTCAAGCATTTCGTCTTTGGCAAAGTCGGCTTGGGTGTAGCGTTCTTCCTCGCCTGTGATGGTTTGGAAGATGCGAATGGTCTCGGTCTTTTCCTCGACCTTGTAGTACTCGGCCACATAGACCACATCGGGAGTGCACCAGTCGAACTCGTACTGGTGAATAATCTTTGGCCAGCTTGCTGGGTCATCACCCCATGTGTCTTTGTACGCCTGGCGCGTCATTGATGTGACAACGAAGCAGAATCTGGCATCGGACTTGTCTTGGCGCTTGGCCTGCAAGTCGAAGAACACTGAGCTGTCAGCGTCAAAGATTGGCTCGATGCGGATGCGCTGGCGATCGTCCTCTGGGTCTTCCTCGTTTTCGTAGACGGTGCGCAAGCGCCATGCACCAATGCCGCCACCGACCGCTTCTTCGAAGGCGTTGTCGTAGGCTTCATCGGCCACGGATGCCTGCTCGTCTGCTCGGTAGAGGCCATCGCAAACCTCGGCCAGCTTGTCATTCTCAGCGCCATCTTTAGAGACGAAGTCGACGGTGATGCGGTTGTTTCGATATTCGTTGACCACTCGGATCACGGCCAGCATGATCTTGTTGACTTCGAACTTGGGTTTGTTCTCGTACTGGTCCCAGAGTGGGCCTTCCCACTGGCTGCCTGCTAGGGAGTAGAAGCGTCTGTCTTGCAGGCATTGCAAGCGCTCGTCGCGCAGTGCGCTTTGCACATCATCGAATTGCGCGAGGGCTTCGTCGTGCAGGTTCGCAAGGCGTTGATCGTTTGAGAGTCGGGCCATGTTATATCCTCATTTTGTGTGATTTTCTCACCATTTCTTTACATTTGGCAATGGAGTGAATGTTGCAGGCTTTGTGATGGCCGAACGTCTCACGCCTTCGCAAGCGTAACGCAGGGCATCGATCACGTGGTTTTTCTTGTCTTCGAGCACCGGCAAGATTTTGCCGGTCAGTGGGTCTTGCTTGTAACTGTACAGCGTCAGCTCGTCAATGGTGTGGATGCATCGAGGGTGCACGACGATGTCGTAGTTCTTCAGGAACTCGATGCCTTCCTCGACCGACTTCGGGCCTTTGACCGCTGTCATGATCTTGGGAAAGCCATTCTTTTTCATGTGGCTGATCGTCTCTGGCCTTGCTGAGTCGGCCACGATTGGCCACTTCTCGGCCTCTGGAACTTGCATGAACAGCTCGGGCGTGTTGACGATCTCGCAGCCGACCATGTAGGCCTCGTAGTCGATGTAGAGCGTGCGGCCAATGATGTGGCAGCGCACCAGTGTGGTCGGGTCGACCGCGAATCCCCAGTCAGCACCGAGTCGGTGGATTGCGTCTGGTGGTGCCTCGAAGTCCTCGACACGCCAGTTCTTGAACACCCTGGTGTTGCTGTTTGTGAGGTAGCTGCCCATCCAGACATGCTGGTACTTGTCAGGGTCGCGCCTTTTGTCGTACTCCATTTCGTCGCGCAGGACTTGTGGAAACCAAGGGTTGTCGGTGAAGTTGACCTTCAGGACTTGCGCGTCCTTTGGCGGTGTCGGACCGCGCAGCAGGAAGTCGACTGGGTCATTCTGCTGGCGCGGATTCCATGTAAACCACAACTCGGAGTCTGGCTTGCGGATGGTTGGCCGCAGCAGATCGAGGCTGGTCTGGCTCAGGCTTTGAGCCTCCTCCACCCAAGCGCAGTCGTAACCTTCGAGCGACTTGATCGAGTCGGCTGTGTGGTTTTGCATGCCTTGGAAGATGATCATGCCATCGCCCTTGCGCGACTTGATCACAGCTTCTTGCACCTCGAAGTATGCGCCAGCGTTCATTTGCTCGATCTTGGTTTCGAGCAGGCGCTTGACCGACTGGTTGAGCGACTTCTGGATTTCACGCACGCAGACGCTTCTGCGCTTCTGGTCCATGATGTGGGCCTCGATCATCAGCTCGGCAAACATGTGTGACTTGCCAGAGCCTCGGCCACCCCAAGCGCCTTTGTAGCGGCTTGGCTCCAGCAGTGGCAATGCCCACTCAGGTGTTGGAAGCTGTAAAACTGTCATGCTTTGACGACCACTCGCTCAATTCTTTGCACCAGGGGATTGGCTGGATCGCCAGAGACTTCGATCTTGTCGCCAAACTTCTTTGGGGCCATCTTGGACAAAAGCCATTTGCGTGTGTCAACTTGCAGTCTATGCTTTTGCACTGCCGCCCAGTCTTTTTTGCCATCAACGGCCACGCCAACGTCTTGATCACTGATCTCCATGATCTCTGTGGCCATGCGTTCGATCAGGTCTTCCCTCGCGCGCGCGTAATTCTCCGCAAGGATAGCATCATCATCAACCCAGCGTGAGAAAGTGCTTTGAGGAACACCAGCTGCTTGACATGCTTTGAAGGCGCTCAGGCCGTTTCGCATGCCATCGAGCACCATCTGGCTGATCACGGCTCGGTCTTCACTGCCAGGCTTAGTTCGCTTGGCTGGAGTTTTGGTTTTTTGGTTTTTTGTGGTCATGATTCTTTCCTTGCCAAATAAATCCAAACTGTGAGAAGTGCTATCAACCACCATTCATGAGTTGCACCAATTGCAGCGCCAGCAAACCAGAGAATTAAATCGTGTTGATTTGTGGTCATGCTGCATTGTCCTTCATGTTTTCGATTCGCGCCAGCTTCATGGCATCTTTTAAATCCATCCTGAGTTGCTCGTTTGCGGCCTGCTCATCTTGAAGTCGGATGTAGACCTCGGTTGCAAACTTGGCCAGCGTGTCATGTTGCCATGTTGTGAAGTTTGGGGTTTCTCTTTGTTTGGTCATTTTCTAAAAATCTCCTCAACTTGAGCATGCAGGTTTGGTCTGTATTGCCTCATCATGACGTAATCAGCTGGGAATCCAAGCTGTCCTGTAACGTGATTTTTCACCAGCCAATAGTTGGCTTTTTTTTCTACTCTACCTTTTGCCACCACTTTGTAGGTGTTCCAGTCGTCTGAGTGTTCTTGTGATTTTTTGAATACCAACCATTCTTGGCCATCGTCTTCAATCGACTTCACCATTGACCAACCCTCTTCTTCGTTTGGGATTCTTCCAAAATATGTCTTTGCCATTTAAATCTCCTTTTAAGCCTATAGGCTTTTCAACTATACCCTAAAGGCTTTAGACAATCAACCATTGCGTTCAGCATCATCGAAAGTCCCCTGCCCCCTTGCCCCCTACCCCTTCCTATAGAAAGGGGGTAGGAGGGCAGGGGGCTTATCGGGGTCTTTCTCGATGCCTTGCCCCCTAACCCTGATTTGCCCCCTAGGGGGATTCAGGGGGCTAGGGGGATTCATTCTTGGCCACCTTTTCGCATCATCATGGCACTGGCTTGCACATCATCGATCACCATCCAGCCGTGTTCAAGTGGGCTGATGATCTCGGACAGGATGAGTGCACCGATTAGTTTTTCTGGGTATGCTGCGCTCAGATCGTTCTCGATCGTGCGTGGTTTTCTGCCATCGGCTGCCAGCTTGTCTTTGAGTGCAGACCTGCTGATATAGGGTAAACCCTCGCGTATTTCAGCGCCTGTTCCCCACCATGCGTTCTCGAATGTTTTTCGATGCGCATCCAGTTTCGACTCTTTTTTCGGGGCTGTCGGTGCTTCAGCTTGGACAATCACAGCGCTGGTCACTTGTTGGTTGTCTTCATCGCGCCAGCCTGGGATGGCCACTTGTTGCAGCTCAACGTGGATGGTCTCAGCCAGTTCTGCGTCTTTGGACTTGCGCTGCACGATCTGCATGGGCACGCCTTCTTTGCCTGGCACGATGCTGATCTCGATGTCCAGAGCACCTCGCCATGCACTTGAGCCTCGAGCGCGGTGCTGGGCTTCCTCGGCCACGCCTGTGTGGTGCACCAAGATCACCGAGCAGTTGAATTCCTGCATGAGTGCGTTGCATGCGTCCAGCATAGTCTTGGCATCTTGGGCACTGTTTTCATCGCCTGATAGGAATCGGTGCAGGGTATCGACCACGATCACGCTTGGTCTGTCTTTCAGCATCCTGACTTGCTCGACCACTTTGAGGTAGCCGGTCGGGGTGTTGAGGTCACAGCCATCTTTGGAGAGCCACATGGCCAGCTTGCCTGCTTTGTGGTGGTGCTTCCATGCTGCCACCCTGCCGCGCAGACCGTGGTGGCCTTCACCGGCCAGATACACCACGTTGCCCTGCCTGACCTTGTGGCCTGCCCAGTCCTCGGTTCCGCTTGCCATGCGCAGGCACCAGTCGAGCACCACGAATGTCTTGCCACCACCGCTTGGGCCGTGGACCATCACCAGTGCTTGGGATTGAATCCAGCGTTTGACGAGCCAGCTGATGGGGCTGGGCTGTGCGCAGAAGTCGTCGGCTGGGATGAGCCAGTCGTCTTTGATTGGCATCAGTAGACCTGCCAGATCGTGGCCAGCCTGTGCATAATCGTTGGCATCACCGAGGATCGGAGGCATCACCATGCGTGCACCGTACTTGGCACTGGCCTGCTCTGCGTAGCGTTGGCCAACACCGCTTTGGTCATGGTCTGCGACGATCACGATGTCTTGAGTTGCTCCATACATTTCCCTGAGTGTGCCAGTGACCGGCACCAGATTGCTGGCGCTGTAGGCCACCACGACTGGCCTGTCGGTGGTTTCATGGATGGTGGCTGCCGTTGCGAAGCCCTCGGCCACGAACAGAGTGCCTGGCTCATCTAGTGAGCCTACCATCCAGAACTTGCCGCCTGTCTGACCGCCTGGGTGGTAGAGTTTGCCGCCTTCATGGTCGATGTACTGCAATGTGGCCAAAGTGCCGTCTTCGTCATAAAGTGGCAGCACCAATCGACCGTCTCCTGTTGCCCTTGCACCATGCGTTTGAATGCCCTTCTTGGCCAAGTAGGGATGATCTGGAAGTGCTGCCTGTGCGCCTGTCCATATTTTCTCGACCGTGTCGCTGGCCACTTGATGCTGGCGCTCGAGTGCTGCGTCTCGCAGGGCTTTGGCTTCGGCCAGTCGCTTGGCGTGTGACATTTCCTCGGTCTGCGTGAGTTTTCGTCCTACGTCTGCACGCCATGTCACTTCCATGCCTGCTCGCCAGCATCCGAATCGACCGGCTGGGATGCCATCACCGAACACTAGATACCAGCCTGGCTTGTCACCGTGGCCAGGTGCGCCTTTGGTGCCTGATTTGAATCTGTGAATCTTTCCATCCATGAGGATTTCCTCTGGTGGCTGAAGGCCTGCCGCACGCATTGCATCAATGAGCTGCGCCTCTGGTGGTGCGACGAGTTTTTCGGGTGGTGGTGCCCAAGGTCCACCAAGTACTTTTGAGAGGTCAGCCATTGATTGTGGCCTCCTGCCTGCTGAGGTAGTCGCTTAGGGCTTTGACCGTCTCATACAGGGGCTTGGATTCCTCTTGCATGAACCTGTAAACCGTGGCTGGATGCACGCCAGCATTCTCGGCCACTCGCTTGAGATTGGCATCTTCCAGCCGTTTTTTGATCTGCTCAACAGTCATCATAATTTGCACCTTAGAAAAAATATTTGCGGAAGTGCTTGCACTATACCTTATTTTTGGTTTATG